GGAGACCCCGACATGATTAGACAAGAAGACTTCCCGTTCCAAGTAGATCGCCCCACGTTTGTAAGAGTGCCCTTTACCGCTAACGGTAGACAATGGGCTGCTGGTGATCACTTCCCTTGGAAAGAGCTTAGCATAGACGATAACAAAGTCCGCATCCTATACAATCAAAGAACCCTCTTTCATAACTCAGCTAAAGAAGTTGGTATGAGGGTTGGAGACGGTCTTGAAGCCTTAGATATAGACGGACTTAATGCCCTCGTGGACAGTATTAACGAAAAGGTGAAAACCGCTGTACCAACAACAAGAGAGTATGACAAAAAGCGTTGTAAGAAATCTAGGGTACTAGATAAGCAACGAGGAATGATCCGTAGTTGGAGGCGTAATTACGGACAGTTGGAGAACGGTTAATGGCTTGGACGTATGATCCTACTACCCTTGGTACAGCTACCGCTGCTGAGAGACTAAACAGTGTTAGGTTGTTGTCTGGAGATACAGACACTAATGACCAACAGCTTCAGAATGAGGAGATTGACTTTAGTCTTACTCAGACGGGTAACAATGTTTACTACTCTGCCGCTTGGGTAGCTAGGGCCATATCGTCCAAGTACTCACGACTGGTTGACACAGAGCTTGACGGTGTACTAACCTCTAAGTACTCTACTCTAGCAAAACAATATATGTCTCTCGCAGACACTCTTGAGTATCAAGGTAAGACCTCTGGTGCTGTTATAGGTATCAAGGCTGGCGGTATTAGTGTAACTGCTGTTAAAGCTGTCCGTGAGAACACTGATAGAATTAAACCCAGTTTCAGAAGAGATAGGTTTAAGAACCCCGCAAGTTACGACAACTCCGACTCCTACGACTATAATAGTTAGGATCAGATATGTTTAGGTCTGGTGACTTATATCGCCTAGTTAATGATCACGGTCAGTCTCTGACTCTCCGCAAGGTCACTACAGAGGGAGCCTACGACCCTGCTACTGGTAGTAGGTCAGGAGAGGCGACTACAGATTATACTATACTGGGATACTTCTACAACTACAGCTTAGGCCTTACAGGTAACAACGATGAGATAGTAAGGGGTCAAAGAAAACTCCTTATAGCTACTCAAGGGCTAAGTATTATTCCCGATGACGAAGACCTTATCTTGGGCAATGGCGACACAGTAAAGGTAACTTCTGTGACAACCCTATTCTCTGGTGGTGTAGCCTTGTGTCATATGTGTAGCGTACAGGAGTAGTCATGACTGTAAAACTAGAGGGTAAGTTCGAAGAGGTTATAGGTAAAATAGAAGCCCTACCTTCAAAGGTAGTTTATGACCTTCTTTCTGAGTCTGTGGACTTCTTGATAAACAAGTCTCCTGTAGACACAGGTGCTTATATAGAGTCCCACGCACTTAGTACTGGGGGAAAGGTTCGTAGCGTAAGTTCTAGGGGGAGAAAAAAGGGTTCTGGTAATAGGGCCAAGGCTCAAGAGCAGCTTCAGGGAGACTTAGCACAACTAGACTTCTCTCAGAACACCTTTGTCTTTAGCAACCACTCTGCACATGCTCATATAGTCGAGAATAACCCCAGAGGCACAATAAAAAGCCCTCACATTTATACCCAGTTGCAAAATCATATAGGTGTTGGGGAAGTGGAGGTAGATGACCCAAATGGCTAGTATACACAAGACCATAAGAGCAGCCCTAGAGAGCCGCCTAGCCACTCTAGCTACTGCTAATTCTTTTTCTGTAGCTTACGAGAATGTTTCCTTTAACCCTATTACTGGCACTTCTTTTGTTCAGTGTGAGTTTATTCCCACGCAGCGTATAAGAGCAGCAAGAGGCCCAAACGCTCAAATACTTTATAGGGGTATCTTCCATATAAACGTACACTCACCAGAGAATGCTGGACCCGCTGCTGGGGAGACCTTAGCTGAACTACTTATTGACAACTTTGAGTCAAACACTGACGTCTCTTACACAAGTGGCGGAACAACAACCATCGTATCTATAGACTATGCTGAGAGACAGCAAGGCTTCACGGATACACCTTGGTACTACATACCGATCACAATCGGCTGGTACATTTATAATTAGGAGAATAACACATGCCTACCTTCGCACAGGGTTCACGGTCTAGCCTAAGCTTTATCACTGAATCCACATTCGGGACTACCCCTTCTGGAAACTTCCAGAACATCCCATTTACTTCACACGGCCTAAATCTAACTAAAGATTTGGTTGCTGGTACAGACATTCAGGCTGACCGTATGCCTCGCCATGAACGTCACGGTAACAAACAGTCTGCTGGTGATATTGTAGTTGACCTCCGTAAAGGTGACTTCGACCCATTCCTTGAGTCAGTCATGCTTAATACTTTTGTAAACGTAGGATCAAATGATACCCTGATTGTAGGTACAGCACCTAAGTACTTTTCGATTGAAGACTACTCTGCTGACATTGATCAGGCTCGTTTGTTTACAGGTCAAACTGTTTCCACTATGGGCGTATCTATTGCCCCTAACCAAATGGTAACTACTACCTTTGGTATGGTCGGTAAAGGTATGACTATTGGTGCCACACAGAAGACACAGGACGCAGCAAGCACTAACTCACCATTCGATGCCTACTCAGGTGACTTACAGATTGGTAACAATGTAGCTGGCCTTGCAGCCTCTGCAATCATTACCGCTATTGACTTCAACGTATCCAACTCGTTTGCACCTACCTTTGTTGTTGGCTCTGATGAGACCCCAGCACTTGAGGTTGGTCGTGCAGAAATTACTGGCTCGTTCTCAGCATACTTTGAAGACGATGCCCTGATTAACCGTTTCCTTAACGAGACAGAATCAGCTATTCAAGTATCTGTCAACGATCCAACTGCTGCTAATGCTTACACCTTCCTATTCCCAAGAGTTAAAATCAACTCTGCCGATGTAGGTGTAGATGGCCCAACTAGCCGTATCATTAGCCTAAGTTTTACATCCCTATTCGATACGGCTACTTCTACTAACTTGAAGATTACTCGTACTGATACATAGGTAGCGAAGCTAACGCTTCTATCTAATCCCTAGCTAGGGCGGGGGGCATTGGTGTCGGGTCTGATGCTCCCCATTTTATATACTAACCCGACATAACCCTGACCCAAGGAACCTGACAATGGACTTAAAGAACTTAACACCNACCAGTGACACTGTAGACGTTACTATCGTACACCCCTCAACACTGGAACCTCTGACTAACGATGATAAGTCAGAAATGACCATTACTATGTATGCACCTCACTCCAAAGAGTACAAGAGTGTCCTGCACCATCAAACTAACAAACGGCTTAAGCAAGCCCAAGGTAAAAAGAAGGTCGATATTACGGCTGAGAGTATTGAAGAGGCTACCCTAGAGGTGTTAGTCAAGGCAACTAAGTCTTGGAATATCACATACGATGGTAAGAAGCCTAAGTACTCTGCTGACACAGCCAAAGAGATTTACGAACAAGTGTTTTGGATCAAGGATCAGATTGAGGAGGCTGTAGCTGACTCACTGGATTTTACCAAGGGCTGATTGATGACCTAGTTGAGTTTGCTGAATTTAACTTCAAACTTAATCAGCGTGATGAATCTGGAACCACCGAGAGAGAACACTTGGAACAAGTACAAAGGCAGACAGGATTAGAACTAAAAGAATTGGATGGACCCGACTTCCCAACTCTTGTGGCTCATATCTGGTCTGCCTTTATTGCGTTAAGCAACTCAAGAACTGGTGGCTTTAGTGGCCCTAACCCGATAACATACGAACAAATAAAAGCATGGAAAGAACTAACTGACACGCCTATGACAGCTTGGGAAGTAGAAGCGGTTAAGAGGCTTGACGGAGTTTATATGAGGGTAAACAATGGCTGATGATATCAAACTTGTTATAGACGTTGATGATAGGTCTGTAATTAAGTCCATAAAAAACCAAGAAAAACTTGAAAAAGAGATAATGGACACCGCCAAGGGTTTAAAGAGACTTAAAGACGCTCTGGCTACTGGTATGATAAGTCAGTCTAAGTTTGATAAAGGTACTGCACAAGTTAATAGCAGAATAAGTCACCTTACTAAAACTTTATATTCTGGTGCGGGGGCCGTAGACCAGTGGGCTACACACGTAAACCAAGCCAAGAATAAGACTAATAGGTTTGGTATGGTAGCACAACAAGTGGGTTATCAGGTTGGTGACTTCTTTGTACAGGTGCAGTCAGGTACTAGCGCACTTGTAGCCTTTGGTCAACAGGGTACTCAGCTTGCTGGACTACTTCCCGGCGTTGCTGGTGCTGTTGTAGGTATTGGTATGTCGTTAGGCACCATGCTCCTTAAGACATTCCTAGACACCAGAGACGCAGGTAAACAACTTGAAGAAAGCGTAAAGGCTGTTGAGGAAGCACTATCTGACCTAAGTAATGTCTCTTCTATGCTACGGGATACACTAGGCGCACCCTTTAGTGAGGCTAATACTGTACTAAGAGAGTACTTGGAACTACTTGAGAAATCTTCTGCTGCAAATGTACAAAAACAAGTATCCTTGGCCTTTGGTGCAAAAGGTGAGTCAACTGGTATTTTAAACGAACTAGCCCTCATGGCTGAAGATATGACAGAGCCACCTTGGTGGGCAGGAGAAAAGTTCGGTGGTTCTAAAAAGGAAATTGAAGATGCCAACGAACTTCTAAGAGTCAGAGGGGAGATTGCAGAAATACTACGTGGTACGGCTGAACAACCTCGTATTATAGAAGGAACAGAAGGTCTTAGAGAACTAGGCGATGACCTACTTGCGTACTCTAAGAAGTTTAATGGGGCGTTAGGGAAAAGAATTAGAACCCTGATGTTTGAATCGGGTCTGACCAAACTTATGGTTGACGATGAAAAGGCTAAGGGTGATGCTGCTAATGATGCCTTAGAAAAACACGCTACCGAAATGGAAGCCTTCTATGATATGATTGCCAAAGAAGACAAAGACGAGGCAAAACGTAAGTCAGACCTTATGAAGAAGCAATGGGATGCTTTATACAAAAACAGAATGGAAGCTAAAAAAGCTGCTGAGGAGGCGTCCAAGAGAGAAGCAACAGCAATAGCCAGTTCAAAAGTACAAATTGAACAAGCAAGTGTAAGGCAAGCACTACAAGAAGCTGAATTACAGTACGGATCAAAGTCAATAGAGCATAGAGAGGCTCAAGTAAAAGCTGCTAAAGAACTAGCAAGAATTACTGCGGAGCAAAAGTTTATAGCTGACGGTATTACTGACGCAGAACAAGATCAGATAGACCTGTTAGTAGAGGCTGCTGGTGAAGCAGAGGTTATGAGGCAAGCCTTAGCGGATTCTAAGATAGAAGCAGGAGGTTTAGCAAAGAACTTAAGGTCTGCGGTAAGCGCCCTTAACAGCCTTATGGGCCTAGGGGATAGTATTGACAAAGCTATAGCTGTTGCACAAGTTCGTCTAGGAACCTTGCAAATCACTGGTGACTCTAAAATGGCGGATATAGCTGCTGGGATAGAGGGTCAACGCCAAGACCTACAGAAGTTCTACGACAAAGCCTTTGAAGGTCTGAGTGCTGGAACCCCTGAGTTTAGCAAGTTGGTTGACGAACGGTTCGAAGCTAATCAGAAATTGTATGCGTTGGAGGGCTATCTAGAACTTATTGAAGAAGAGAACGATAGAATAAAAGAGTCGAATAAGTCTGGTCGTAAAGGCAAGAAAAAACCGGGCCTAATTATGACAGAAGAACTCTTTGCTATGAAGCAGAAGCTAGACTTACAAACGGCAAGCTTAGGTAAGAGCGAAGAAGAGATTCTGTTTGAACAGAATAAGTCTCAACTGTTGTCAAAGATCACTGATCAAATGGTTGGCATGAGTGAGGTTGATAAAGCCTTCTACATACAGCAAGCAGAAGGTGCAGCAGAGTACATAACTAATAAACAACTTGAACTGATCGCACTTCAAGAGATTGAACAACAACAGGAGAAAGTAGCAGACACCATAGCTAACAGTATGGGCAATGCCTTAATGTCTATGGTTGATGGTACTAAGTCCGTTAAAGATGCCTTTAAATCTATGGCTAGTGATATTATAAAGGATTTATATAGGATACTTGTAGTAGAACAAATGGTGAAATCAATTAAGACTGCAACACTTGGTTTCTTTGAAGATGGCGGTGTTTTTCAAGGTGGTTCCCAAGTACAAGCATATGCTGATGGTGGTGTCGTAGGCTCTCCAACTACCTTCCCTATGGCTGGTGGTCGTACAGGACTAATGGGAGAGGCTGGCCCAGAAGCTATTATGCCACTCAAGCGTGGTGCCAATGGTAAGCTAGGGGTACAGGCAGAGGGTGGTGCTGGTGACGTTGTAATTCATCAGAACTTTAACTTTACAGCTAATGGTGACGAGAGTGTTAAGAAACTTATTGCACAGGCTGCACCACAGATTGCTAGTATGACTAAGAGTTCTATCATTAGTGATCGTCGCCGTGGTGGACAAATGAAAGCAACCTTCGGGTAAAGGAAGTATAACAGATGGCACTGACGTACCCACTAAGTACACCAACTACTATCGGGATTGAAAGTATTGAGTTACGTGCAGTCAATGCAGTAGCTACCTCTCAGTCTCCCTTCACGTATAAACAACAGACTGTAGTACATGGTGGTCAAAGGTGGGAAGCCTCAGTTACTATACCATCAACAAGACGTGATCTAGCTGCTGAGTGGAAAGCTATGCTAGTAGGTCTTAGGGGTTCACAAGGGACATTCCTATTAGGTGATCCTGACTATGCTACACCAAGGGGTGATGTTAGTTCTTGTGTCGTAACTGGTACGGTTGGTGCTGACTCTGCTACTGTAGTTATGACAGGTACCCTTAAGGCTGGTGATTACATACAACTTGGGTCAGGGTCTACCTCTAAACTCTACCAAGTGTTGTTAGACCAAACAGGTGATGGTACAATACAGATATGGCCTTCACTTAGAAGTGCACACACAAGTTCCACAGCAGTGTTAAGTTCCCCTAAAGGGGTCTTTAGGTTGTTAGAGAATGTAACCTCTTGGTCAATAAATAATGCTTCCGCTTACGGTATATCTTTTGAAGCTGTAGAAGTTATTTTATAAGGAAATACTATGTCCAACTATGGCTCAAGAGACCTGACAGCTACGACAGACACTAACATAAATGCAGATACGGTTTACCCTTTCTTTGCTGTTGAACTTATTTTTGACACTGCTGCTCTTCGTATGTGGACAGGACAAGGCACTCTTCCTATATCCCCTACAGTAACGTACACTGGTGTAGGTAGCGTACTAAACATCTCAACCATTGAAGAGACCTCTGAGTTAGGCGTAAAGGGGGCTAACATAACTCTTAGTGGGGTATCTGACCCAGCCCTAGGCTTGGCACTCAGTGAGCCTTATCAGGGTCGTGTAGCTAATATCTACTTCGGTACTACTAGCGCACCAACCGAACTAAACTCAATATTCTCAGGTTACATGGATCAGATGAATATATCTGAGTCTGCTGAGACATCAAACATAGAACTCCTAGTGGAGAACAAGCTGATTGATCTTGAAAGGGCTAGGGTTTCCCGGTTTACATCTGGCTATCAGAAGTCTGTGTACCCTGCAGATTTAGGCTTAGACTTTATAGAAGATATGCAAGATAAAGATACATTGTGGGGTCGAACCAGATGATTAAGTATCAGCAAGAGTTTTTAAACCAAGTTGAAGATGACTCTAAATACCTATTAGAATTACACTGGAATGAAATAGCACTAAACAAAGACCACATTAAGTTAAACCCTGATTGGGAATCTTACTACGAATTAGAACAAGTGGGAAAACTTCGGATATTTACAGCCAGAAATAAAGGCACATTGGTGGGTTACTTCGTGGTTATTGTAAACAGCAACCTTCATTATAAAGACCACCTATTTGCAGCTAACGACATAATATACTTACACAAGGACTACCGTAAAGGTTTTACTGGTATAAAGCTAATTAAGTTTGCTGAAGGGTGCTTAAGAGAAGATGGTGTCTCTGTTTTTGCAATTAATACTAAGGTGCATCAACCGTTTGATGTAGTACTTGAGAGGCTAGATTTCAATATGGTTGAACATGTATATTCTAAATACCTTGGGGGTAAATAACTATGGGCGTGGTTGCTTTAGGAGCGTTGGCAAGTTCAACAACACTTACCTTCTCTGTCTATACAGGGTTTGGATTAACGTTCTCAGCAAGTGCATTTGCCATAAATGTTGCCCTTGGCCTAGCCCTAAACGCCCTTACCCCCAAGCCTAAAGCATCTGGTGCTAATCGTGGTTATCAGGTAAACGCAAGAGGTTCAGCACTAGACCATCAGATTATATATGGTAAGATGCGTGTTGGTGGGGCTGTAGTATATGACGAGTCTACAGGGGCTAACAATAGATTCTTTCATCGTATTATTGCTGTTGCTGGTCATGAAGTTGAATCATTTGATAAGATATATATTAACGACCAAGAAGTAACCTTAGACGCTAGTGGTAATGTAATTTCCCCAGCGAATTACGTTAAGACTACGCAGACTAGGGTTAAGTATAGCACTGGCGATGGAAACGATGCGTGGCGGGTCAACACCACAACCACATACCTAGTCAGGTTTAAGTTTCATAACGGGTCTTCAACCCAACCAGCAGATACTGACCTTGTAGCAGAGTCCCAAAATTGGACCTCAGACCACAAGCTGTCAGGTATAGCCTACATGTATGTGCGTCTTCAACACGATGCTGGCGCCTTCCCCAATGGTATGCCCACTATTACAGCAGAAGTTAAAGGCAAGAAAGTATATAACCCCGCTACCTCTACAACTGCATGGTCAGATAACCCAGCCCTGTGCTTACGAGACTACTTGACCTCAAGCTACGGTCTAAGTGAGGAAGCTGCTAACATTGATAACACTCTTGTAAATAGTGCTGTTATTGTGTGTGATACACTTGTAGGTAGCCCTGAAGCTAAGAAATATACTTGTAATGGTACTTTCACTACTGCACTAACACCCTATGAATTGATAAGTGATCTATTAACTTGTATGGGTGGCTCATTGTGGTACTCTCAAGGTAAGTGGCGTATGAAACCTGCTTACTGGACAAGTACAGTTATGGACTTAGACGAGAATGATTTTCGTTCTAGTGTAGATGTAAGCACAAGGCATTCACGCAGAGATAACTTTAATACTGTCAAGGGTACTTTTCGAGGTCCAGAGTCTAACTTTCAGGTCACTGACTACCCACAGGTTCCTGAAAACACAGTCGCAAACCCCAACCCCCTCCTCGCCGTTGACGGTGGACAAGAGTCTGTTGCTGACGTAGACTTACCCTTTACTGATAATAGTATAGAAGCAAGACGTATTGCTAGGATTAGCTTAGAGAGCAACCGACAACAACTTACTATCAACGCAGCCTTTGGCCTTAGAACTTTAGGGTTACAGGTTGGTGACAATTTAAGAATTACTAACACTAGGTTTGGTTGGACTGACAAAGAGTTTCAAGTGTTATCTTGGTCGTTTGGTCTTACAGATGGACTTGATCTGCAAGTCAACATGACCCTAAGAGAAACTGCTGAATCTGTGTATGATGAGGTAGACGATGGTGTAGTATATGAAAGAGATAACACTACTTTGTTGTCACCTTTTGAAGTACCTAACCTTGGCATAAATATTAGTACTGAATTAAGGACGGTAAAGGGTAAGACCCTTGGTGTTCTTCTAATTGACATTAACAACACAGACAACACCCTAGGTACAGCAGAGGTAGAGATTAGAAAGTCCTTAGTTGAGTTTGATGAAGCTGACTACACCTCTGTAGCAACTGTGGGTGCCTTTGTAGGTACAGAGAGGGTTGAGGTTGTTGCCATAGAGGAAACTCTTTACGACATAAGGGCTAGTGCTACTAACTTACTTGGTGTACATGGTGAGTATAACACCATACTTAATTACCCTGTACAAACCTTGAGTGTACCTCCAGCAGATGTAACTAACTTTGATGGTAACGTAGTAGGTAGTAATCTGTTCTTAAGTTGGACACCAGTAGCTGACCTAGACTTAGCACATTACATCATCAGGTACTCTCACCTAACTAGCGGGGCAGTCTATTCAGAGGCTGAAAACATAGCACAAGTACCTGTAGGCAGTAGTACCCTTGCTTTACAGAATGCTGGTGTAGGTACATACTTTATTAAGGCTGTAGATGATACAACAAGTGGGTCTAACGCCTCTGTAAACCCTGCTGTGTTTGTAGTTACCTCTATAGGGCTTGGAGACCTTAATGTTGTAGCTACCCTTGCAGAGAACCCATCTTTTGCTGGTGTTAAATCTGGGGTATCTATTAATAACCAAGGGTACTTAGAACTAGCAGAAAGTTTTAAGTTTGACTCTGCTACAGGATTATTTGATGACAGGGGTCAAGACACAGACCCTGTAGGACTCTTTGATGACTTTTCTGGGTATGATTCTTCTGGCATATACTACTTTAGCAATGACCTTGACTTAGGACAAAAGTACACAAGCCGCTTAAACTTCTCCTTTACAAGCACAAGGTTTGACAGGACAGCTAATTTTGACAGTGCTACAGGTAACTTTGATGATAGGGGTGATGGTGTTGCCTTTTTTGACGGTGATCCTACCGCCTTTAGTGATACTTCTGTTTCCCTACAATTAAGGCATACAGACGATGATCCTACAGGTACGCCTACTTGGTCTGATTGGCAAGCATTTTCTGTATCTGACATAACAGCTAGGGCCTTTGAGTTTAGGCTAGTATTATCATCCACAGACACTAATGTTACTCCTGTCGTAAGTGCTTTGTCAGCAACAATAGATATGCAGGATAGGACTACCTCTGGCAGTGATATAACCTTTACAGGAACAACTAATGTTACCTTTGATGATGCCTTTGCAGCTACACCAGCTATAGGTATATCCCTAGCTAACTTAACTGATGGTGACAGATATACAATAACAAACAAGACCCGAACTGGGTTCACTATAAACACTTTTACTGGGGGATCAGCAAGCACCAATGCAGTGACCCTAGACTATGTAGCTAAGGGCTACGGAAAGGAACTAACATAATGTCGCAATATTCTTTTAGTGGCAACACTGTCGTAAACCAAAGTTTCCCAGATACTAGGACAGCTTTAAACTCTGCGTATGCGGCCTTAGCTTCTAACTCTAGTGGGGACAACGACCCTACTTCAGTAGCTGGTGGTAGCCTATCCACAGTACAGCATCAGTGGTGGTACGACAGTACTAACAACAAACTAATGCTTAGGAATGACGCCAATAATGCTTGGATAGAGATAGCGACTATAGATGAAACCTCTGGTAATGTGTTGTCTATTACTACTCAGGGATTAACTCTTGGTGCTACAGCACTAACCGCCACAGGCGCAGAAATAAATAAGTTATCTGGTGCAACTGTCAGTACTACTGAACTTAACCAACTTGATGCTATTACTAGGGGGTCTATCCTTTACGGTAATGCCTCTGGTGCTACTGCTCGGTTAGCTAAAGGTGCAGCCGATACAGTTCTTACCTCAGATGGTACAGACATTAGCTGGCAAGCTGCATCTTCTGGTGGTGGTGGCCGCACTTTAATCTCAACTACCACTATATCCGACGATGCTAATGTACTAATTGAGGGTCTGGATAGCACTTATGGCCACTATCAATTTGTTATATCAGACTACTTGAATGCAACTGGCAATAATAGTGGCTTACTTCTGCGTTATAAGTCGGGCGGGTCCGTAGATACGGGCACAAATTACAAGTATACGAATATAAGAACGATAGAGAGCTCATCCAGCATAACCATCTATAATGTAAATTCAAGTTATATTGAATTAAACAAATATAATGCTACTGCAGCACCAGAAGCATCGCTAATTGTATTTGATATTTTTAACGCCGGGGACGGTACAAACAATACCACAGGGTTCTCAATGTCCATAAGCCCCAACTCTGCTACCCTTGGGTTTACCGTTTTTCGCAACACCTTTGTCTACGAGCCTGCCACAGCAGTTACAGGCGTCCAGTTTGTAGGAAGTTCCGGAAACATGGGGTCAGGAACAATTAAACTTTACGGTATAAGTTAGGGGAGACTAATATGCCAAGATTTCATAATATAAACGGTGAGCGAGTGCAGTTTACCGCAGCCGAAGAAACTGCTCGTGATGCAGAAGAACAAGCATGGGCAGACGGAGCAAATGACAGGGCGGCTGAACAAGTGCGTGAAGAAAGGGACATTAAGTTAGCTGAAACTGATTGGATGGCCTCTAGCGACCTTACCATGTCCTCTGAGTGGGTCTCCTATAGGTCTTCTCTTAGGGATGTACCTGCCCAAGAAGGGTTTCCTAATACAATAACTTGGCCCACTAAACCATCTTAAGGAGCAACCAATGGGATACAAACTAGGACTACGAAGTAAGCAGAACTTGTCTGGGGTGCATCCCGATATGGTTGCTGTTGTCACAAGAGCATTAGAGATTAGTGAAAAAGACTTTAGTGTAACTGAGGGTGTTCGTAACATTGAACGTCAGCGTATGCTTAAGAAGACAGGTAAGTCAACTACACTTAAGTCTCGTCACCTGACGGGTCATGCAGTAGATGTTGTTCCATACCCTGTGTCGTGGGAGTGGGACGAGTTCTACCCTATTGGTGATGCTATGAAGAAGGCAGCAGAGGAGTTAGACATTAAGATTGTTTGGGGTGGTGATTGGAAGAAGTTCCCGGATGGTCCTCATTTTCAGTTAGACTGGAAAGCCTACCCCTGTGACTAGGGGGGTAGAAGATTGTTTCGTAATGGGTAAAAACATATCGGCAAGTTTATTGTTTGCCTTAGTACTACAAGCTGCAATGATAGTTTGGAGTATATCACAGATGAGGGCAGATGTAGATGCTAACTCGTCATCTATAGTTAGAATAAGTGCTGATGTTAAGGCTGTTGAAACATCCTCAGTTACCCAAGCCGTTCAGTTAGGTAAGATAGAAGAAAACATAAAGGGAATTAAAGAGTCCCTTGAAAGGATGCTTGAGGTAATGGAGAGAGACTAATGCTAGACCCCATAACGGCCATATCAGCCTGTACCGCTGC